TAACAGGGGGCACGGGCGACGGTCTGCCTGACGGAACCGCTCCCCTCCTTTATGGAAAGGATAGCTTAGTGGCGTGGTGGGACGGAACCACAGGAGACGCAAGTATCGGCCATGGCCTACTTGATATCCACACAGGACTCAACACCACTTTAACGGGAAGCGGCGACTTTTTAGGAGTCGATCAATCTTATAAATATTACACCGTGGAACAGACACCTACCCCCTCCCAAAAATTCCCAAATTTCGGAGGATTCCCAGGAACTGATGGATTTAGCTATGGAAGAGATGCATTTTAAAGAGGAAGGGGCGCTTCTTGAACATATAAAGAAGCTTTCTCACCAAAATTTAAGAGGAGAAATCTGTGGTTTTCTGGGTTACGATTATAGCGGAGAGCAATATATAATTCAACAAGAAGAGAACATCTCCCCCAACCCTTCTTCTCTTTTTATAATCAATCCTTTAAATTATTTGCTTTTTAAAGATCGTTATACAATGGTCGCTATTTTTCATAGCCATATTGCGGGGGACGAAAGCGCATCAGAGTTCGATGTGAAAATGGCTGAAAATTGTTGCCAACCATTTTTAATATATAGCCTGAATAGTAAAAAAATAAATATTTATACCCCCGAAACCACAGAAGCAGATGTAAAGATACTAGAACGGATTAAGGCGGTAGCATGACACAGGTAAAACTACATGGGATTTTAGCGAAGGAGTATGGACAAGATTTCCGCCTCGATATAACAAACCCCAGAAATACTCTCCATGCTATTGACGCCAATAGGGATGGTTTTATCCCGAGAATCGTGCAATTGCAAAAAGAAGGGTGTATGTATGAGATTATTATCAACAAGAAAAGACTTAATGATTATAGAGATCTAGAAAATCCAAATGACATTAAAACTATTGACTTGGTTCCAGCAATTGTGGGGAGTGGCGCCATCGGCTCGGCCATCGCTGCGGTCTTCACATGGCTTGGGGGGGGAACATTTTTAGCCAACGTCGCCCTAGCTGTAATATTCGCGGCTGTTAGTTACGCTTTAACTCCCCCCCCCGATACAGACCAAGTAGAGGGAACCGCTCAAGCATCTAAGTCGTCTATGGTTTTCAGCAATAACGTGAATACAGCGAGTCAGGGAGCGCCGCTGCCTCTTGGATATGGACGCTTAAAAGTGGGGTCTCAGGTAATACAGGCGACCATCAAATCTTATCCCCAACACAGAGAGCCTATGACAATATTAAAAGCGGAAGGGGATGCAGGGAGCAACACTAGCCAATTGTGATCGTAAGATGAATCATATATTAAAAAAATTACAGATCGCTGGGGCGAAAAAACAGAGTAGACCTAAGCCTCCTATTTTCAAACCGCCCGAAATGGGAGGATTGCAATATGGATCTTCTTATAGCTACTCTGAAACTCTTGATTTGATTAGTGACGGTCCTATCGCGGGGGTGGTTAATTCTCAGGGAGACCTACTGGAAGGGTTGAACATACTACAAGGAATTTATCTGGACAATACTGCCGTAGCAATAGCCGCAGACGATAGCTCTTTGAGTCGCCTAGAAGCGGAGGCGGCAGAAGATAATGCGATGACATTGGATAACGCAAACGGCACGGGAATAAAATCGCTCATAAATTTTTGTAAAGCCTTAGAACAGCAATCCCAACCCTTGGTAACTAATCTGAGTTTCCAAGGGGGAGTAGGGACCAACCCAAATAGCTATGAAAAAACACTAGGTGATAGTGCGAACCTGTTCTTTATAGCGTTCAGGGATGGGTCTAGCCACCCCACAGTCCCCCCGCGTGGAATGCTTGATGCGGCATTATATATTAGGGCTTTTATAAAATACGCCGCTCCTGCCGAGGTTGATGATCAAACTTTTTATACGTGGTTAGACGCAGATCTCTCAGATCCTCAACCGATAAGAGAACAGCACGAAACCGACTTTGGCCCAACTAATGCAGCCTATAGAAATACAGCCTATCCCTGTGGAGTAGAAGAACCTTGGGACCACTCAGCGGGTTTAAATAGAGAAGAGGGGCGCGGCCCCAAGTCTTTATTTTGGACGGACGCCGACACTTTAGAAGACTCTAAGTTTTTGACAGCATATGCCCCTCCATACAGAGGGGATGGAGAAGGTACTGAGTTTTGGGGGCTTTTCCGCGAGTCAGTAGACCACGCCCAAACATTCATTCAATCAGAACTAGACGCCATTCTTGACTTATGGAACAACAGCCGCGAAGGAAATGGTAACCCATACCAAGAAATCTTAGCGGGAAGAGCCCTTAATAACCTTGGGTGGACGGAGGGCTCAGACCCCGACCGCATCACCACGTTGCTTAAAGATTATGCTAGGGCAATGCGTGGGCCACATGCCAAGGGGTTTTCTGCATTAATGATAGCCAAGATTAAGGAGGATAATGGGAGTCCTGATAAGTCTATTTTAGATGATGACGGCAATGTGTCTAACTGGGGGATTATGCCTTATTCCACTGAGAGTGTTCGCGTCACAGCGGGGGGACAAGAATTTTTCACCCACTATGGCACGTATCATCAGTTGGAGCGAAATGCTAGCAACTGGTGGTCTGACAACCCAGGATATTCTGTAAAGGATGTAAGCTGCCCTGTAGTGGGGGCAGATGGCGAACTAACGGGTGAAATGCGTGGTTTTATTATATTTATTTTCCGACCCCACGCAAGAGATAAAGATCATAGCGCTACCAAGGATTACGTCCGTGCATGGCCCGATAAAGTTATTAAGGAGCTGGGGTTGATAAACTCCCTGCGTTACACCAGAAATCCCACAAGCGATGGTACTGTGATAGTGGCCAGAGAGCAGGGAGACGAACACAGAGTTGCCTCGCTTTCGGCGAACTCTTCTTTTTATTCCAAGAAAGCAAATAAGTTAAAATTTAATTATACCAACGTTTTGGCTGAAATTAAAAGAGGAGGAGAAGAACAAGAACCTTTCACCAACTTCCGAAGAATATTTATAGATCAAATTCATAACTCAGAACTTTTCGGGCCGTTTAGGACGGCCCTAGCGGAGGGCACAGTAGAAAGAAGGGGAAGCGAACAGCCAGTAGATTTCGCGAACGTACAAAAATTCACACCGCAAAGGATTGTTCAAAATAGACACTTGCTTAAACGCAGCAGCGTATTAAACCAAGATTCCACTAATTTTAACGTAATGATGGCAGACGGTCTCCCCCTATATGAAGGGAGTGATGATAGGAGACTCGCTGGGGCCAGAGTGGGATCACGCGCAGGAGCGGCGAAGAGTTATTCTTCATGGGGAAAGAATTCTTTAGCGCATTGGGATGAAAAAGCGATTCCCATTACTCATACTATATATAACCCCAATGTAACGTCGGCTTTTATTACATTAAATATAGCATCTTTGTACGACTCCTTGGTAAATACGGTGGACGACGTTCTTATTGACGACGAAGGGAACGACAAGGATCTGGAGATAGGAACTAAGTTCCCTACGGTAGTAAATATAAGAGTAGAAACAGGGACACTAACCAAGAATAAAAATGCGAACGGAACCAACGAAAAGCTCTTTCAAGCCCACAACTTTAGAATAGTAGCTTTAATAGAGGGGCAAACATTAATTGATATTGGAAATCCCGACAATACGCCAGAGACAAGTGATAAAGATTTTGTTCTTAATCTAGATGGCGCAGACGATAGAACCTCCCTCAACGTCCCATTTAATCTACCTTTAACAAATCAACAGAGCTGGCGGCGTTGGTTTGGCGCAGATAATGTGTCTACGTCTATAGTGGGAAATAGCGATAACCAAGAGATAGAAAAACGATATATCAAGGTAACTAAATTATCCTTCGAAACTAATTCTGTGTTAATAAGCAAAATAGTAAGTCTTGCTAAGGTCACCGAAATTATTGAGGCGGATATGCGTTATCCGTTTTCAGCGATTGTAGGGACAAAGCTAGACTCCAGATCTTTTGGTTCCATTCCTCAACGCAGTTTCGATTGTAAATTAAAATTAGTAAAAATACCAAACAATTATTTACCCGATGATATAAATGGACGGGATAAAAGATATTACAAGAATCCTCAGGACTTTGATGATGCCACAAAAGAGGACAAGCTTATATATCAAGGAGATTGGGATGGAAGGTTCCACGAAAACTTAAGATGGACCGACAACCCTGCTTGGATTTTATATGATCTTCTCACCAATAACCGTTATGGGATGGGAACTCATATAGATGCAGACAAAATTAATAAATGGCAGCTATATAAAATAGGAAGGTTTTGTGACGCTGTAAATGACAACGGTTACTTCGAAGGAGTAAGCGATGGCCACGGAGGACTGGAACCTAGATTTTCTTGCAATGTGGTTTTCCAGCAAGGACAGAAGATTTATGATGCTATTAACACCATCGCTGGAATATTTAAGGGGAGAGTTTTCTTCGGGAACTCAGAGATAAATTTCGTAGACGACCGCCCGAGAAGTCCCACTAATTTGTTTACTAATGAATCTGTAAAAGATGGTCAGTTTTTCTATTCAAACAATAGAAGGGACGAGCAATTCAATACCATAGAAGTAAGCTTTAAAGACCGCTTCGATGACTTTATCCCAAAAACAGAAGTCATAGAAGACGACGAAGACATTAGAGAGAGAGGTGTCTTTAAAACCCGCATAGAGGGGGTGGGCATAACCTCTCGCGCAATGGCTAGACGAGTAGGTCAGCATAAAATCTTTTCCTCGATTAATGAAAACCAAACCGTCGCTTTTACAGCAGGACTCGAAAGTCTTCTTTGCCAACCTGGAGACTTGGTAACTATTGAGGACGAATTAAAAACTAATAAAGCTAATTTTGGAAAAATTCTAGCTGTCGATCCGATAAATGAAACAATAAGACTGAGTAATTCCGTGGACACTGACAACGTGAACACTGGCAGTTTAACTGTCTACAATCCCACAGGACGCGATACCACCGAAGATATAAATGAATTACTTGATATTAAAAGACAGCGTTATGAGGGTTTTACGATAACTGGATTCGGAGCCCCCCCCGCATGGGCAAGGTATACGGGAGATTACGAATTTTTAGATTATAAATCAGGTTACAATGTGAGTCAGGTAGATGAAAGTGAACTCTATCAAGAATACGGCCTATATACAGGTGTTAGTGGGACATTTCTTTACTTTGAAACAGGAGCAACAGGCTGGATATTTGCATCAGGCACAGGAGCGAATGGGACAACTTCTTTGGACGCCTATGCTTTATCTTCGGGGGATTTTATCGCGGAGTCAACTGGCGCTCAAAGTTTAATACAGTTTAATACAGGAGAACTCTCACCGTGGGTTGAAGCGGGTGATCACCGAGGTACTCCCTCCTCCACCTTTTCAGGCTTTAGCGGTTTTGGGGAGCTATCTGAGGGGGTTCTGAACTCCGAAATTTCTGAGATTTCCCCTGATCAGATGAATGTATTATATGTTACAGGTTACGTTTGGGCTACCGCTCCTGAGTTGGAACTACGAGATTTTAATCCATATGGAACCGTGCTTTCTGGATTTGATAAGCCGCAGCTCTTGCCTTTCTTAAAACTAGGAAGTCCCGCAAAGTTTGAAATTAAAGACGCAAGCCCTTTTATTTATAAGGTCATCTCCATGAAGGAGGGCGCTCCAAACGAATACCTTGTTACTGCCACTAAATACGATACGGGTAAATTTAATTTAATCGAAAAAAATATAAGCATAGAAACAGAAGCTAATACTTACAGTTATCAGGTATGCCAAGAGATTGGTGATATAAACTACTGCACTCTCGCTGCCCCCACATTAGACACGCTTACTACAGGAGAACCCAATGCCGCTAATGATACTTTCTCTATTACGGGAATGTGGAGTGAAGTAGAAGAGAGTACAGGTTATAATATACGCTTAACCCAACCTAATGGATCAGTAATAAGCGAGTTTACAAACAATACCAGCGAAGCCACAGGACATGAAATTAATGGTTTGGCCCAAGTGGGGGTGTTTAATTTTTGCGTAAACGCATTAGGAAATAAAGGGGGAGGTGGAAACGTTAATTGTTTTTTTGATTCCTCTTATGACTGTTCTGGAATGTTCGTGGTTTACGATGAGCTATTACTTCATAATGTGGGTTTTGTTAACACTTTTGTGATTTGGGACGGAGGAGCATGATGGAAAAAGGTTATACAGTTTTAAAAGTTGACAAATACGATGGAGCTTGGGCTTATTGCTCGGGGGCTTATTCTGATGCCATAGAGGCGACTGGAGGTGGGGGGCATTTAAACGCCATGGCTGTAGCGTCAGGATGGACGGATACGGAATTTGTTAATATTGTGGGAGTGGGGGTGACG